TAGGCGGTGTTATGACTGTTTGGGGACAGAGTATTAAAGCTAAACAGGAAGCACAAAAAATGCTACTTGCTCGTGGTAAATTCCAAATGGAAGAAATAGATAAAGCAAGACGTTATGAAAATAAGGGATTTCAATGGACTAGGAGAATTATAGCATTAACTGCTGTATTCTTTATAATAGTATGGCCTAAAATTGTACCTGTATTTTTTGATGTTTCTGTATTTCTAACTTGGACAGAATTATCTAGAGGTTTCTTATTCCTAATTGAACAAAAAGAATTATTAGTTGATAGAAATTATGCAGGTGTTGTAATTACACCAATGGATACACATCTAATGTCTGCAATAGTTGGGCTGTATTTTGGAGGTAGCCTTGTTAAAAAATAATTTATTATCAACATTTTTATTAATAGTTCTACTTTGTATAAGTATACCAGTATGGGGAGATTCAACAAATGATGACAATGACCAAACGAATACTTCGGGAAGTAATACACAAATAACAGGGGGGTATACCTCAACAACAACAAATAATAACGATGGACAAACGAACACAACAACATCAACAACAACCAATACTACTACTACCAATGGGTCAGATGTACCTGTCAATTCAGCTAACGCCCCATCATTTTCTGCAATGTCTCAAGATGTATGTAGCACTGGTATTAGTGGTTCCGTTTCTACTTTGGGGTTTGGTGCTTCTGTTGGCAAACATATCAGGGATTTAAATTGTGAACGAATAAAATTATCTAAGGTACTATATGACTATGGGATGAAAGTGGCGGCTGTTTCTATACTATGCCAAGATTCCCGTGTCCATGCGGCAATGCAATCTGCAGGTACTCCCTGCCCTTGGAATGGAAAAATTGGCCCAGATGCTCAAGCTATGTGGGACAAGTATCCTGAACTCAGACCTGATTATGAAGATTATTTAGTAAAAGCAGAAGCAATAGCTAGAATAGATAAAGAAATAGCTAAAGAAGAAGCAAGATTAGAAACTATAAGAATACAAAAAGAACAGGAAGAACTGGCTAGAAAGATAGAAGAAGAAAAGAAAAAGTTAGCTACACTAAAACAACAAGAAGAAGTTGATAATATTGTAATTGAATCAGATTTAAAAACACAAGAAAAAATAATAATTAATGTACATAATTAATAATGATAAAGAATGCAACATTATGGATGGTTAGAATTTATATTGTATGGTCTATTTGTTTAGATGTCAGTATAATTGCAGGTCTTGTTTATTATTTCTTTATTCGTTAATATGAAATACATTATTGCTGTATTAACTCTTTGTAGTTTTCTATTTGTATGGGATAAAGCATTTGGTGAAACAATAACTACTGGTAATTTACTAGATAATTCTGGATTTACTGGAGGTACACAAAGTTGGACTAATCATGGAACAACACAGCAACATCATGTAGGTATGGGAAATGAATGTGTAGGTAGTGCTGTAGATAATAGTAATTCTGGCTGTGGAGTAAGTGGTTCATTAGCGACATTAGATAATGGTGGTGTCAGCCAAACAATAAAATTATCTGAAAAAACTAACATGACACAAGCCGAAATAAATAATGGCTTTACAAGTACTATGTCAAGTGATATATGGTATTGGCATGGTGAAGATTCTGTTACTATGAAACAAGAATTAACTGATAGTACAGGAAATACCTCAACACAAACAAGAATTGTTACAGGTACTCATAATAACTATCAAACTTATACTGATACAGCAACTATAGGTACAAATACATCTACTGATTATGATATAAAAGTACAGCTAGATATAGATGATAGTGCAAATTGTTCTAGTCATTGTGGGCCAGATATAGATAATGTAGAATTAAAAGTATCTTATACCTATATTAATCCTATTCAAGAAGATGTTTATGAAGATATTACTGAAATAGATGAAGACATTGTAGATATAATAGAAGATATACCAGAAGATTTTGATTGGTATAATGATGATATAGTTTTTGATGATACATATACATGGGAAGAAAATGAGTATACTTGGGATGATGTATATATATTAGAAGATGATTTCTATTTTGAAGAAGAATTAGAAACTATAGATTTCGACATTGTAGATTTTGAAGAATTACCAATGTTTGAAGAATTTGAAATTCTTGAAGAAATGCCTATAATGGAAGAGGTATTTTTTGAAGATATAATGACACTTCCACCTATGGAAATGATAGAGGAAGTATTTACAGAAGAATTTGAGGAGGATTTTACAGATTTTTTAGAAGAAACAGGCATGGAAGAAGAGTTCATGGAGTTTCTAGAAGATGAAGGCATAACAGCCGAAGAATTTTTTGAAGAGATAACCGAGGAGGAGTTTAATGATGAACCTACTGAGGAATCTTTTGAGGAGTTTGAGGAACCGATGGAAGAAATCGCAACTAACGAAGAAAGCGTACCAGAGGTTATTAAAGATGAAAAAGAAACAATGGAAGAACCTACTGCTACAGAGGTAGTAGAAGAAGAAAAAGAAGTAGCAAGTAATGAACCAACAAATGAATCAGAGCAACAGGAAGAATCACAAGAGGAGGAATCCGATGGTGATAGAACTGAGGAATCCGAAGTATCATCAGAGGAAAGTGGAGAGCAAGAAGATATACAATCGGAAGATAGAGAGGTGGACACCGACAGCAGGGTTATTACAGATGTTGCAGAAGTAGAAACAAAATTAAAGAAAAATTTAAAAGCTATAGCTAAACAAATAGCTAAAGTTACAAAAGAAACAACTCAAAACTTATCAAAAGAGGATTTATTTTTTAAGAACAATAGCCTCGATTCGTATAAAGATTTAGTATTTTATTCTGTAAAGGATATATACGACAGTACGAATATGGGGCTATTTTTACAAGTAGATTTATCTTCCTATTCTGGGGAGATATATGTAGGAACATCACTTAATTCTTACAGTGACAATGACCCTGTAGAAATACACAGAGTTAAATTATTAGAAATAAATAAAACTAAAAACAAACTAATCGCTGAACTGGAGGCACTTAAACAATGAAAATAATGGATAAACTTAGCACATATGCGGCATTAATAGGAGTTATTGGGGCAATAGGTGGAGGTTTTTATGCATGGGGTGAGTTTAATAACCGCCTTTCTGTATTAGAAAATGAGCCTCCTGTTAATCTACAATCTTTGAAGGCAAAAGATAAAGAATTAGAAAAACAATTTGATGAAGTATTATTATATGCAAATGAATACAAAGTAGATTTAATAGATAGAATTAAAAATGTTGATGATAAAATACAACCTGTAGATTTAACTCTTGTATTTAAAGAAATAGCAAAAATAAGAGAAGAAATAGCTATGCTTGATATCCCAGAAGATGTAGATTTAAAACCTATATCAAAAGAAATTAAAAAATTAAGTGAAGAAATGATTAGAGTATTATCAAATCTAGCAAAAATTAATCTTGTACCACTTGAAGAAAGTATAAAAATAATAGAAGATACTATGTCAGAAATAAGTAAACAAGTTGCAATAGCTTTAAAAGAAAATGAATTACAAGACGTTCAAATTGAAGAGATTAAATTACAAGGTAAAAATCCACTAGGTGGTTAGTAATTAACATCCTCTTCTGTTATATCTTCATCTTTTCTACCAAAAATAGGTACAAAATTTTCCCTTATATTTCCACGTAATTCTTTTAACTGTTCTTTTTCTTTATCTGTAGTTAAAGATTTTTTTTCACCAAACAATGCAGGATTTGGTGGAGCTAGTATTCTAGGCTTTTCCGTCACAACATCCTCTTCCCTATTCTTATGGCCATTAGATAACAGCGAATAAAAATCGGTGTTTGTTAATTGTACATGAGACTTATCATCATACACAACCACCCAAGTTCTAATATGACTACCTTGTGTAGTTGTTAAATCCCATTTCTTAAAAGAATGAACAGTCTTTGTAGGTACAGTTCCTTTTGTCAATAGTTCTAACATTATCATTCTTGTTAATGAGGTGTTATCCCCATCCTCAAATGTTAATTCCCAAATTTTATCTTCATGTGCATGGGTATCTGGATTAGTTCCGCCAGAATCATTTTGCACTATATTTATAATAGTTTTTGTCATCCTAAATAGCCCCTAACATCTTTAATATCTTGCTTAAAAAGATTATCTATATATTTTATAACGCTTTCATACCTTATTGTATCTACGTAATTATCGTTCCACCTATCCATGTGTTTACGAAACTCTTCTGGTGGGCAAGTCCATTTCTCTGAAAAGAAATTACCCTTTGAATCAATTCCAAAATATAATAATTGTAATATTGCTTCATTATTGTTTGGTATTTTTTTGTCCGCCATCTTTTTTCTCTGATTCTGGCAGTTGACTTAAATGTGCTATCAGTAATGCTACCTCACTATAAGGTTTGCTATACAGATATGCTAATAATTTTTTAATAACATCATCACTTATTAATTTCATTTTTTTTCCTCTTTAAATTGTATTTCACCGGCTATCGCACCATACGCAGCCATATCTATATAAGTATCTTTACTTACAGCACCTAATTTTGTCCTAGCCATTTTTAATAAAGCCATCATTATTGCTACATCATGTGGCTCAACTTTTGTATCTAAATAAGCTGACCAAAGTTTAGCTATATTTTTATGGTTCTCTGTTTTATCCCCATAATCCTTATGTCTATCCCCATTTACGAGATTCTTTGCTTCATTTAAAATTTCTCCAGTTTTCATTTTCCCCCCAATTTTTTTTTATTTTTAAACTTATATAGACTAGTAGGTTTAAACTTACGACCTATTACAAAAACTATGCTATTAATAACAGTATTAATTGTTACCATTACTAAAATCCACCATTGCCAAAATTCTACACTCATTATACAGCGACATTATCTTTCTCAAATAATTCATTTAAAGGTATAAGAACACATCTAGAAGCATTTCTGTCACCTATCATTTTGCTGTGTGTTGGTTTATATTTTTCAACTAATCTTTTTAATCTAGGAACATCAAATATTAATTTACAATAATTATCTGTACCATTAGCTAATATTTGTATCCAAAAATCAGATTCTGTTTTATCAATCCCACTAGGTTTTCCATTACACTCATATTCTATAGCAATGTTACCTGTTTTTTTCCACCAATTCCTCTCTGTTTTAATTTCAATTTTTTTATTATGAAACATATCGTGAACTTGTTGTTCTCGTAATTGTCCATATTGTAAATCCAAATCAAATTTACTATTTTTTACCATTATTTCTCCTTGGTCTAAATGGGATGACATTACTTTTTACAGAATCTTTTAGTTTACTAAAATTAGCTCGTAACACAACATCTTTTCCTATTTCAATTAAATCTTCTTGATGCTTTATAGACATTTCACATAATCCTCTCATCATATAATATAATTCATTAATAGGTTTTTGCATTTTATCTACACAAATAATGTTAAATTGGTCTTCACCAATAGGTGTCATTATAATATACATTTTATTTTCAGGTAATACTATTTCTTCATCCATAAATCGGGTATCCTGTTATCTGCATATAAAAAATCATGCCTGTTACACCAATCAGCGTATGAAGTTTTGCTACCTTTGTATATTTTCTTTTTAGAATTAGGAAATATAAACCTAACATCCAAATGAGGATTCTGCGTTTTAAGAAGTAAATGTTTAACTCTAGTCGCCACATCTAAGTGCCCTTTCAATTCTAAATAAAATCCATATTCTGTTAAATAAAAATCTGGTGTATATGATTTAATTGGTACAATATATCGAAATTTATCTTTTTCATATTCATATTTAATTTTATTCTTTGCCAAATACTGTGCAAATTCAAATTCAAATCTACTTCTAAAACCATGACTTAATTTCATCTAACAACAGTTTTAGGTTTATATATCTCATATAACTCTTCTAATCGTAAATCTAAATATTGTGCTGTTTGTGGTGATGTTTTACGTAATTCTTCTGTATACCCCTCTAAACTAGCAATTATGATAGCATTTCGGTCTAACAAATTTTTAATTTGCTTTATATCTTCGTCTACAGTAAGTTTATTAGTCTCATACGTCTTATCACCCCAGAGAACACGAAAAGGGTCTCTAGTGCGTAAAAATAGCACATTATGAGCATTTCGGTCTTTTGTGTACTCTTCTATGTAAAAAATATCACGATTTGATTCAATATCAGAATCTCTTATTTCTAATTGGAATATTACAGGCAATTTTCTAAATCCTTCTCTTTTAATTTAGTATACCATACCATAGGCCTGTTCACAGCCCTAGTTGCAACCTTCTTATGTAACTCAGCTTTAGGCCAACAATGATGTTTGTAACTACAAAAACCACAAGCCATTGGCATGATTTTATTTCCTGTAAATATATCCTCACCTTTGATTTTTATTTTTTCATCTTTAGGTTCAAATAATCTTTTAAATGGTTTATTTTTAACCAATGCTTCAACATTTTCACTAGCTTTTTGTAATGCTTCATTACTTTCCTCCTCCTGTTCTTTAGGTGCTTCACATATTGCCCATTCCCCTGTAGATTTATTTACAGCAATCCAACCACCAAATGGAACCTTTTCTGCTTTAGAATATCCGTAGCCTTGTGCTAAATATCCAAAAGGGTCATCATCTTTTAATTTATTGTATCCACCATAATTACCAAATTTATTTGTAAATGCATATGGACTTGCGGATTTAATATCCCAAACTTTACCATCAATTTTTACATCTAATGTACCTTTAATATTTTCACCACCTATATCAGCAGTTACTTCTTTTTGTGTATATTCAATATTTATACCTGCCGCTTTCATAATAAAAATAGCAGATGCTTCTACGAGGTCTCCCATAAGAAACCTCATTACAGCATTATATTCTACGTCTTTAGGAAGTTGTTTTTTGTCAAGTTGTTGTTGACAAAGAGGCTTACCAAGACTTGACATTCTTAGTCGCCACTCTTTCTTTTGAGGATTAAATTGTCTTTTTAAGGCTTCTCCACAAGCCTTTTCAAATTCTTTAACAAGTTTAGGCGAGAGTTTAGCCTCGCCCTTACTTGCCTCTGTTAAATAATTCTTTACTAAATCAAGTATTGGAACCATTATTAACCAATCTGCTTTCTAAAATAGTATCTTCACTATCTTCTTTAAGTTTTTTATTGGTTCTATATGATTCCATGATACTATTATTAAAAGAATTAATAGATTCAAAGAAATGTAACAATTGTGCTTGGTCATCTTTAGTAAATTTACCAAATCCAGTTGTTTTAGCATTAGCACCATAATAAATATTACCTCCTCTTTTACCTTTTACAGTTGAGAGTTCTGCTGTTGCAGTAGGCATAAGTTTTCTTTGTGCTTCGATTGTTTTAATCCAATCAGAAATACGCATAAAACTAGAACCTCTTACATACCAAACACAAGGTATATCTTTTACAGTTGCTGAATTTCCTGTGGCATCCTGCCCCTCTGGTATGGACACCAAACCATATAGTACTTGAACACATTTAATGCTCTTTTGAAGTACCGCATCGGGAGAATGTTCGTCAAGTGTTTTTAAAACATCGGGGGCAAGTTTACCACATTTTAATCCACCATTGGTATCATAGAACAAGTCGTTCATGCTACGTGATTGGATTGTTTGTCCACCGAATGAATTACTATCATTATCCCATACAGAATACATGAAAGTACGAACAAAAGGTCTGTATATAGCTTTTGGGGCAAATATACTTCTACCTTCTGAATTTCTTATCATGTAAAATCCTCTAGGAATCTGATTGCCATCATCGTCTTCGGTAGAGTGATTAATTGACAACCTTGGCATTCCACCGCCAGTTGATGTATCACCAGATTGACCAATTAATTTCTTTAGCTTATCCTCTGATAAATCATCTAGAGTTGTTGGTAGAGGATTATAACCAACATCTGCTACTTTGTTTGCGTTCAACATGAACCTCCAATTTTGCAAGTTATTTTAAAAGGTAGCTTCGTGGGACTAGCATGACCGCACCCACAACCTTTCACGGCAAATCATGTTTCCAATGATAACGCTACTCAGTACCTAACCCTAATGCCTCATCCATATCGGACATACTCATTAAAGCCATTGCTTTACAACTTTGCTATTGTTGTTCAGCCAGAAGCGATAATATTTTGCAAGTATATTACCCCTAAACAATATGTATATTATACAATACACAAATTCTATGGCAACTACATTTCAAAACTTAAATTAAAAGATATAGTCCTTCTTAAACCTTTGCCCCTAAATGGATAAACTTCATGTAATAACCATGCAGGAAACATATAAATTTTTCCAACTTTTGGTTTTATTGGGTATTTGGGGTCAATAAACATTACAGGTGTACCATAAATAAATTCAATCCAACCTGCGTGTTCTCGTTCCTCATCCTTTTCAATGGATGGTGGCATTTTCAGCCAACCTGCAGCCGATAACATTCCAAAATGCATATGAGGAGGATTAAAATCCCCTGCAATAGAATTAACAATCCAACTGTTATGTAACATAACTTTTTTAATTCCTTGTTTAGCTTTTTCTTTATCTAATTCATCGCCATCTGCATTCAATTTTGTTTTTACATACAAATTTGTACAATGACCTACCCAATTAAAAAATGTTGGTAAATTTTTATTTGGTTTTTCTTGCCATAAATGGTCTTCAATTTTATGTTCTTGTTTAACATTACCTACAAGATTATCTGACCAATCTAATTGTTTAGATTTTTTATCACTTTTTGATATTTTATCTCCATACGTATTGAACATATTTACATATGGTGTAGGCATATCAAATTCCATTATATAGGGGCTAAAAGGTGCATGAACTTTTCCCCTTAACTTATAATCTTTATAATCTTCCATTATATTTCCTTAGTCTCCAACCAATTATCGCCTATTTTTAATTCAATATCAACAGGCATATCATAATTAATATTGTATCTACTATTACATTCATCTTTTATACTCATCATTGCATTTCTTAAACAATCTATGCACTGTATCTTTTCTTCTGGATGAACATCAAGAATAATACTATCGTGAACTGTGTTACAAATAACACTTTTCATATTCTTTTTTTTCATTATAGCATATAGGTTAACTAACGCAAGAGGTAATAAATCTGCTGTTGCAAATCCTTGAACAGGATAATTTTTTATTGCTGTTGAATTTGTTACATTACCATATTGTGTATATCTAGCATACGGAAATGAATATTCTCTACCAGAGGGTAGTTTAATTTTTTTTGTATCTACAGCCTCTTTCTGTAATTTATCATGCCAATTTGTTACCTGCCAATACTTATGTTTAAATGCTTCATAGTATCTCATTTCTTTTGGAGTACCTAAAACACCGCCATATAATGGTTTAAATGTATGTGCTTTTGCCTCTTGTCTTTCAACACCCATTGTATCTGCAGTATATTGATGAACATCTACATTATTTTCTACATCTCTATACAATTGCTTGTCTTTAGATAAAAAACCTGCAACTCTAAATTCTAATTGTCTATAATCACCCTCTAATATAAATCCATTTTTAAATCTACTAACAATAGCCTTTCTTACAGGAAATGTAGCACCTCTAGGCATATTTTGGAAATTAGGATTTCTAGAAGACAGTCGACCTGTTGCTGTTACGCATTGCATAAATTGTGGATGAATAAAATTATTAACATCTAATCCTTTTTCTATACCTTCAATAAATGTTCGTAAATATGTTCTTATAGCACTATACCTAGTGTAAGATTGTAAAAAATCTTTTGCTGTTTCATTAGTTTCTGTTATGTGTTTCGTTGCTGTATCCATATCAGTTTTAAATCCATTAACAGTACAATCCATAATATTTGTAGGTACTAATTTAAAACCTGCTACTTCATTTGTTGGTATATATAAAACACCTTTACCACTACATTTAGGACATTTTGGTGCTATTTTATATAAATCTCCTTTAACAGTATATTTTTTTATTGTTCCCTTACCCCAACAATTGTCGCATTGTTGTACTTTTGTTTTATAAACTACATCTGTCATTCGTGCTACCATGTGATTAAACTCACTTTTTCTTAAATTTGGTCTCTTTTTAGGACGTTTTGCACCACCCCTACGAACTTCTGTACCTAAATTAAAAGAATTTTTCCATATATTCTTATCTTTTACTTTACAACTGTACATAACCATTGACCTATCTTCACCACTATCTAAATTAATTGGTGTATCTCCCATTGCTTCTTTAACCATTGTATCTAACTTTTTATTAAGAACAACTAGTTCTGTTTGGTACTCATCTCTTAATTTATGTAGTGTATCTACATTTATCTTTATACCATTAACTTCCATGTCTGTCAATGCTTTTGTCATTTCAAATGATAAATTAATTGTATTTACTAAACTCATTTATATCCACCTCTAATAATTTACATTGTTCCATTGCTAAATCGTAGGTACAATCTACATCACCCCTACCATATTCTTCTATTAATTTGTACGGAATATCTTCCATACTAACTCCACTTTTCATGTGACTTTCAATCAAGTGTTTCTTTTTCTGTTTTACTTTTCGTCTTTTGCACGAACCATCCAATGATAAATCACAATGTACGCCTCTAGCAAGAAGATACTCAACAACCATAGTATCATATAACCTACCATTATAAGTAAAACCACAACCATACAGCCAAGCCAAATCAAATTTAATATTATGTCCAATAAGTAATTTTGTGCTGTTAAGTAAATTTTGTAGTGTTTCTTTACCATTTTCTGTTGGCTCTTTCTCTTTGTGATAAAACCATATGTAATCTTCCTTTCCAGATTGTGTCTTAAATCCTACACTTACTAACTGATTATTGCCATTATAAAAATAAGCATCGTCTTTTTTAAATGTTGTTTCTACATCTAAACAAGTTGTTAGTCCCCACTTCATTCTGCAAAGTCCTTAAACACACCTGTTTTAACATCCATTTCACAAGTTACAGTAGAATGAACGCCATTAACTTTATTTTTAGATATTGTTAAAAATCTCGTTGGGTCTAAATCGTAATCACCATTATTTCTACCTATTCCAATAATTATATCACCCTCACCTGCCTTGCCTGTTTTAGAACCATCCAACATATCATAACTAATAATTTGTTTACCCTCTGCGTCTGCACCTGCCTGAGATACAGCCCACACTAAACATTCATTTCGTTTTGCTATTTCTCTTGCTGAACTATATAATTCTTTTAATCGTTCATCCCCTCTATTAAAATTACCTCTTACTTTTATTTTATCTAATTGGTCAACAAATATAATATCTGGTTTATTTAAATCACAATAGGATTGTATCTCCGATATATCTGTACCTACACTATCTATAACTGTTAATTTATCTTCCACTTCCATGTCTTGTAGTTTGTTACTACAACTATCAACATTGTCATACAAATCATCTTTTGACATATTCAATAAAGAACAGAAGATACGAATTTTTAATCTTGTTGCTCTTTCTTCATTAGCCCAATAAAAAACTTTATGTCCTGCTTTTACATATTCACTTGCTAAATAACAACAGAAAGATGTTTTACCAACTTCTGGTCTTGCAAATATAATTCCTAAGTCCCCTTTGTTTAAACCCATAACTTGTGAGTACAAAGGTTTTAATGGAAATTTAAAATCACACGTTTTAGTTTCATTTGCGATTAAATCTTTTAGTGTATCTCTTATAATTGTAAAAGTTTCGTGCTGTTCTGGGTCTTCCTTTAATGCTGTATCAATTATTCTTTGTAACACTCCAAAGTCATCACTTTGCCCTGTCCATATTGCTAATGCTTTATCTCCTATTTCTCTAGCTTTGTCTCTTCTCCATAAATTAAATAATAAATCAAAAGCCATAGACATATTTGTAGGTGCAACACCTTTTAAATTTTCTATTTCTTCTTCTATATTATTACGAGTAGATTCTGGCATTGCAGGATATCTATCTCTATGTAATGCAAGTAACTCATCAACTGTTAAGTCCACTTCATATTTTTGTTGTGATGAATTTATTGTTTCAAAAATTGTTGAGTATTCTTTTGGAAACATATCTTTTGATAAAATGTTTTTAGCTTTATCCCAAAACTCTTTTCGTAGACACAATGCTATTACTTGTTTTTCAATCACAGTATACCACCATTTTTATACAATCAATAACACTTTGTTTTTCATCTTGATTTTCTTCATTCTTTTTTTTATCTTCCGATTTATCTTTTGAATCTTCAGCAACAATTGTTATAGCCCTTGCAGTTTCTTTCGCAACAAAAAATGCACAACCATTTAACATTGTAATTACAAATAATAATAAAATAATTTTATTTAAAATTTTCATCTCTTTCTTTTTCTGTTTTAAACCATTCAATGTCAATGACATTTTCATTTTCATCTTGATGTTCTATACCATAAATTAAACCATTATTATTATCTTTCCCATTCCAATCAACTTTAATTTTCATTTTTTTCTCCAATTTTATAATCTTCAATTAACTCATCCATTTCTAATTTCATTTGTTCCACTCTTTGCATAATGTCATCTAAATCTCTGTCATCCTCTGTCACAAGAATCTTCCCTAACTCATTGAAAATATTAGATAATTTATCTTGAATTTCAGTTAGTTCAAACTTGTGTTCAGAGGACAATTTCATTCTATTCTAGTATTTTCCATATTTCATTTTTTGTTAGCACTTTTAAATCTCTATCTAATGTTACTAACTTTGTTGGCACTTTAGATTTAATTCGCATAACCATATCAATTGCTTTTCTTGTTGCGTCTTTATCTAATGCTACTATTACTACTAAACTATCAGCTATTATTCGCAAGGCTTCATTTGTTAAATGTGTTCCCATTAATGCAATGCCTGTATATCTATCTGATACAGCACACGCACTAGCACAATCTTCACACACTACTGACACACCACTATCGCCTATTACAAATGGATATTTACTTTTGTTATATCTATGCCACTTTGAACCATACTTACCTAATCTTCTTCCAACAGCATCTACAATTTTGTTATTGTATCTAACTAAAAATACAACTCTATCATTTTTAACATCATATAAAATGTTATCTAAATTTTTTAAATATGCTGACCAACAATTATTATTTTGTAGATATAATTTTGCTCTATCATTTTTACTTATTGATATAAAGTAATCTGGTATTGTATATTCTGTATCTACATTAATCTGTTCGCTGTTATTAATAGTAGCATTAAATATTTCTTTTGTTATTTTGTTGTTATTAAAACCAGATATAGTACAATCAGCATGATAACAATTATATAATAAATGAGTACCAGAATTTGTTACTGAAAAAGTATTACTATGATTACAGACAGGGCAATCACCTCGATGTGATTCTCCTATGTTTAAGTTTAAAGTATTTAAATATTCCTGTAGCATATAATAGTACCCCTGTAGCAAAGTAATGAAACTATAATTATCATATTGGGGAGGTATCGCAAGATAAAAAAAAATAAAAAAAAAATAAAAAAAGTATTGCCATAGATATTCAGTAGTCTATTTATATAATTACAATATTAATTTGGTTGACTACCAATGAAAAGTCTTAAATGACACTACAGGATATGGGTCAATAATTAAGTTCCTGTCCCGATGAATTGACATCGTGGGTATAAAACACACCCAAGTTAATATTGTTTAGTAGTAGGCATAAATATAACAGGTTTTTTAGTAACTGGTCATTGTTGAAATCAAGACGTTAAAAAAGGAAGGCTTACTAAGTGCTACTAATGAGTAAATAGAGAGTTGGGTAAAGAGAGTCGCTAGGATAAAACCGCCTGTGACGAAATAAGTTAATGTTATGAAACGCCCTGTTCCCACAGTAACAAATAAGGTTACTCTATTTACGACTGCTCGATTGTGAGGTTGTACTGCAGTATAAATTAGGAAACTTTCAAATAGTGAAAACCTACGCCCTTGGCGGGTATCACTTAAGGGCTTGGGTAGTGCCAAATGTTATATACAAATAAACTACCCAAATTTACTTGGGCTATACATCCCTAGTACTGAAACGATGATGAGGAAAGAAATCGGGGTCATCTAGTATAGTCCAAGTTTAATGAAAGGAGAAAAAATGGCACATATATTGTGGATTGTAATTTTAATAATAATAGTGGTGGCGTTAATATGAGTGCTACTACATATAGAAGTTTAGATGTTGTATCTGTTACTTTAGGTTGTAGTGGATATGGCACAAAGAAAGCATTTTTGCATATACATTTATCTGATGGAAAAATTGTTAGATTTAACGAATGGGATGAAAAAGAATTAAATATGTTAAAAGATATTTTAAATAATAATACTAAAGTTGGAATTAAAAAGAAACGTAGATACTATTATTTAGAAAGTATTGTAGGTAAAGAAAAATGAAAGAACGACTAAAACGAATACATATTAATATGCATAAAATTAAATTCAATGCAAAGAATGGAACGAATGAACCAGTAATTACTGTTAAGACAAGTAAAGAAAATATTTATGCACATACAGTAAAAATATTAGGTGGTTCTGATATTGTTTATAGACCAGATAAGCCTTTAAGTTGTGGGGCTAAAGTTTGGATAGAAACTTATAATCCTGTTGTTATAAATAAGGATTGGGATATTAAAGTAATATAATGGGATTGTGGTTGTTAGATAATACTTTAACTAAAGCACAAATATATAATGGTAAAAGTAAAGCAGAAAAGAGTTTATTAAGATACCATTATAAATTACGAGATAGAGCATTGAGAGAGCCGAGAACAGTACAACAAAAATTAGATAGGATTAATTTAGATAGAGTATCTACAATTTTAAGAAAAAGATATGGTTGGAACTAAAAAGAAAAAATTAACAGCAGAACAGTTGGATGAAATGAACGAATACATGGAAAAATTGTTAGAGGAAAATCAAGTGTTAGGGGAAAGATGTAAAGATTTTTTATATAATGTTAGAAAGAATTTGTTAGAAGAAATAAATGTTAGTGACTTACCTAGAGAATTGTTAGTATATTTGTTACAAAGAGAACTGTTAATTGTATCTAAAAATTTGTTACCCACAAAAAATTTAGACCATGCATTAATAATAATTCACGAGGCTATTGCAGATACACTAAAAGATAATTTGTATCCACCATCACAAGAAAAAATATCAATACATTAATTGTAGATAAATAAAATTAATTTCATTTAGGGGTTGTGATACTTTTTTAATAGTCTAGATATATAAATATGATTATATCATTGTGTAATGATACTAGCTTCGATAAAGGGCTTCAAAGTATTGTAATAAATTTTAGTAGTTTAAAAAATACACAAAACTACTTTTTTAATAATTATAGGAGATACATAAAATGAAAATACAAGTTACAGAAGACCATATTAAAAGAGGGGAGCCACAAAATTGTGAAAGTTGTGCAGTTGCATTAGCATTAAAAGAAAAGTTGTCTAACGATTATGAAATTAGTGTTTTTAAAGGCGGAGAATATAACCATGTTTATTTTGATATACACCATAAAAACAATGATTTAGAAATAGATAATACAATTAATGAAATAGATTTAGATAATTTAGGTACATTTATTGAAACATTTGATAAAAATTATGAATGGGATTTTGATAATAAAGTTTCTGTACATAAAGAAAAAAATAAATATGCAGTTGAGCCTTTTGAATTTAATGTAGAAATTGAAGGTTTAAATGGATAAACACAGACAATTAAAAGAACGTAAATTTCGTAAAGGTGCTGTTCATAATAGAAAAAAAATATTTAGTGCAGATAAATCAGAAGAGCATGAAAGACATTGTAATATATGTAGTAAAAAATTTATGGCACAAAATAAATTTATTAGGTTTTGTGATTTATGTAAAACAGAGGAAGAGTATAAATTTGGTTATGATTTAACAACATTTGGAAAAGGGGATTATATAACATGACATTAATAGAATTTATGGATAAGTTAAAAAATATTGTAGATAACAATATTAAAAATAAAAAAGATATTTCAAAACATGATGTATATTTTTTTGCAGAAGATGAATATCAAACTTTTGATGTTAAAATTGATAATATAGAAATAGAAGATAACAAAATATTTTTGAGTTAAATTTAGTGTAGGTACAGTAGGTTATTGCTGTAATAAGGATATCGCCCTATTGTACCTACAGTAAGTTTAATAGTTTTGGGTGTATTATTGCAATACTAGTTAGAAATACTTAATGCGTGGTTAAATGGGTTGTCAGCAAAACTACCGCCCAAAAAAGAAAAGGGGATACAATGAAAGTTAGAAAATTATTAGAGATACAAAGTACAGTTGAAGAGGCGGTTGTACCTTGTGATATGAATGAAGATGATTTGGAAAAACATTATTCAGAATCTAAAGACAAATACATAGATATATTAGATATGGATTTAATTCATTTAGTTAGAAGTTATTCAAAATGTATTCGTAGCAATAATCTTACAAATAAAATTAATGAGAGTGATAAAGAAGATTTAAGAAAAAAGGTAGATAGTATATTAAAAGAAACTTATGGTATTAGAGAAATACTTGATAAAAATGAAAAGTAAAACACAATTAGCAATAGAAAATGGCAGAACAATATATACAAATAATGTTTATGATAGTGTTTCTCATAATGGTTGGTTATTAAAAGTATCTAACAATAAAAAATTAGGTAAAGTAAAAATTGTTAAAGGAAGCCATAAAGGTAAATACATTTATAGTTTGTCATTAGAGGAACGAAAAACTTGTCCTAAAACTTGTTTCCATTGGAAAACTTGTTATGG